TTCTGCTAGTTTAGATTACGTTGATTGGTCATTACCTGTAGCTTGTATTCCTAGCCCTTAAATTTGACAGTTGCAGCTGTTAAAACAACTTAGTAATATTAAATAAAGCACTAATTAAATGCTAAGTTACTTTATTTCCAAACCATCCGTGTATACACTTCCAGGTACATGGGAGAAGCAGCCATTGATAGGTCACGGTAACTACTCAGGTTTGCCACCGCAAGGACAATTAGTCGCTATTATATTGATACTATTATTTTTTATTACTGGTTACGGAGTATATATGGCTTTCGGTCCACCAAATAAAAACTTAACTGATCCATGGGATGAACATGATGACTAAAATTTTGAAATTTATTGTGGTGCTATCTGGCATGGTGTCTATACTAGAATTACTGTCCGTAAATAAATGACTGAACAAGAAAAAAAAGAACTAAGAGAACATCTTATTGAACAAGATAAGAGAACTGCATTCATGAGACATTTATATCATGCATATGGTCGTAACAATAAAGATCATCCGATGCATGGCTTCTATACAGGTCTATGGCAAGAATTTAAAGAAGAAGCTGCTTACATAGTTCGTGAACAGTTTTTCGATAGGCTAGAAGCAGTTAGACTATATGAAGAGAACAAGGCAAAAGAACAAGCTAATGTTTACACCAGCACCCCTCCAGAATCAAATTCCAACGCCGTTGCCACAGGAGAATCAGCAACAACCTGAGGCGAAAAAAGAACCTGTTAAGAAAGAAGTTACGCCTAAAGATAACGTAGGTTCCTTTGTTAAGAGTCTTACGGGTCTTGCTGCTTACATTCATGAGTTACAAATACAATCACACTTAATTCATCTTAATTACGAAGCAAATAATTTCCTGGCTGTTCACAAATTTTTAAAGAAACAGTACGAATTACACCTTAAGGAGTTCGATGATGTAAGTGAGTATGTACGTTCAATGGATTATCTGCTACCCATGTGTCGTAAAGGTTTGCTCGGTTCAAATAAAAAGTTTGATCACGTAAAAAGCTATGCACCAGAAGAGATGTTGATTACATATTATAAAAATCTAGAAAACTTAGGAATGATGTCTAAGAAGATACAAGAGGCTGCACGTAAAATAAAGGCGATAGATATAGAAAATTATATGGCTGAATTGTGTGGAAATGCTTTTAAATCTGCTTGGATGATTAAAGCTACATTACGGAAAGGATGAAAACTATTTTATTAATGGTAATAGCTTCAGTTCTTTGGGTTCAAGTACCTCAATGGAGTGATGACTGGTCTAAATGTGCAGTAGATGTACCTGACGCTGCTTGTCACTGGTATGTATCTGCTCCTGATAATACTTTTGGTAAAGGTTTTAGTTGGAAAAATGCTCCTTGGTTTGATGCTAACGGACTAAAAGATGTAGCTGGCATAAAAAAGAATACTGTATTACAAACACTAAATGAATCAGACCAAACAATATAAAAAATTAAACAAATTAAATCTTAAAGCAGAACTATGTATTGATAGAGATATAGCTAAAGAAATTATTTTGAAGGCAAATAAGGTACAAAATAAATTTAAGCAGCTTCCTTGAAGTGATGTATTCGGTGACAATTGCTACATAGAGGAATGCACTTATCTATTTCTTCTTTTACTCTTTTCCAGCTGTATCCTTGATATATAAATGAAGATACCAGCCCATCTTTATCTTTAACATGATGAAAGTCGATAACTCTATGATCTCGAACACCACAATGATCACACCTTATCTTTTTTTTATATTCAACTAACTTCTTATAATTAGCTTTTATTCTGTCCTTATCTTTTGCCCAAGGCATATTAAGTTGTTAATCCTATACCTTTAAAGTTTTCCCAGTCTTCATCATCAGTGTCATCCTCTACCTCTATCTCCGTTTCTTGAACAACAGCGTTATAAATATTCTGATCCATTTCAGGCATAGTAATTGTTAACGTAGAACTTTCTTCTGCCGAAATCTCATTAGGAGTCTTCCAGAAATAATCATCAACTTCCCCTAGTCTTCCCCATTTGGGTACATGTTCTACATTAAAATATCGAGTAGATACTTTAAAGTCAGGAGTTTTTAAATCGTGATTACTTAATGAAGGATCGGTCATACGGCAGCGATTATTTGGAAAAGCTCCTATCTGACCATTGTCCAGCTCAATGATATTATGAGACTTATGTTCATCAGGAGATTCTGCAAAATAGAAGTCTGGCTCATTTCTATGTGGATGATAGTTATCAATAGTAAATAGATAAGTACCTTTCATAGTCCCACCACTTCTAAGCATGACCTCGAAATCCATATTGAATATTAGATTCTTTTCTACAACAGTAAGACCAGTATCAAATCCATTCCAAAACTGTAGATCAGTTAAAGGCAGATCAGGAGTAGGAGCTTCAGGTTTATGAGGACTATCAGGACACCAGGAAAGAAAGGCACTGATAGGTAATTTGTCATATAAGGCACCATACTCAGTGAGATATGTCTCAAAATACAATGCTCTTCCTGAGATAGATTTACATGTTACCCAATAACCTAGAGTATATTCTCCATGTCCATCACGTAAATCCCGAAGATATTCACGTCTAACCCAGACTTTTGTAGGAGGTAAATTAGCAACTAATGTAGTCATTCTTTCGCCTCCTCCCAAATCCAGCCTATGTGATAACCATCAACAAAAGTTGGTATTCCTATAGATTTCATTAGCTCCTGAATAATTCTTCCTTTACCTAGCTTTTTGTTATCACTATTTTCAGATTCTGGCACATATAAATTATCATCAACTACGATTAATGTTCCTTCTTTAATAACATTTTTCGCAGCAAATATCTCTTTTAAATGATGTGCAGATGCCTTCCAATCATCTAGCCAATTGTATATATTAAATGAGTCTAAATACAATAGATCAACTTTACCATCTAAGGTCGATAGGAACTCGATAGAATCGGATTCAACTACCTCTGCATACGTTGTTAATCTTTCTGCAGTTTTGCATGCTACAGGGTCAATATCTACCGTGATTAATGTACCTCCTTGTGTGCCAACAAAGTGATCAAATAAAACTGTAGAACAACCATCACCCTCAAAATTGTTTTCCTCACGAACCGTTCCTGTCTCTACGATTACGGGATTTTCTATTGTTTTTAAATACTCAAATATCTTGGTAAAACCTAACTCTCTAAGTCCTAATAAATGTTTAACACCCGCATAGTAATCTGACCAATCTGGCATTGATAAAGTACAGTCCTTATTTATTTCTTTTTTGGGTGTATTTTCCTTTAATTTCATAACTCTATCCTTACATAATCTATTTGATGTTGTTTTAAATCTTCTTCGTGTTGATCTGCTTTTTGAATAGGATAATCATCATATGCAAAACCTTTAAATCTCTCTCCTATCTTTTCTCCGTAATAGAAACGAGCTTTATTTAAAGACATAAATTTATTTCACTTATTAAGAGCATAACAAAAACTATAATTACGGGCAAAAAATAATTAGTTATTTTGTAATTTCTCTGATAAATTATAATTAAGAGCTAAATGTTTTAATGTTAATTAACAATTTAGGTGTGAAAAGACTGGATAAAATTAATAAGAATCCAGCACGAATTACCCTAAATGGTAAAAGACATTACACCACTCCTTTAGTTACAGGACCAGCTCCTTCAGTAACTACAATGATTTCAGAAACTGCATCTGAAAAGAATAAAAGAAAGTTAGAGATGTGGGCTAAGAAGAATATAAAGACTTCTGGGCTGGTATGCCAAAGATATTAGATCAGTTTAGTCAGGTGATATGGGCAGAGTCTCCAATACTGGATAAATATAAATTTACTCTAGGTTCTGATGATGTTGCTCGTGTCTGGGGTTATGACGATGAAGGAAGAGCGTGGGCTGGTGCTCCTGACATAATAGGAATTGCAAATAATAAAATTACATTAGCAGACTTAAAAACAAGTGTTAAACCTTACAGTCGTTTTTGGCCGAAGGATTTTGAAAAGGGTTCTCAACCATGGAAAGATTTGATTGGTGGAAATATGAAATTCAAAAAAACTTGTAAACAATTAGCAGCCTATGATATAGCTATAGAGCAGACTTTGGGTATAAAAGTACAACAGGCAGCGATACTAGTTTCAACACCAAAAAGAACACAAATATTTAAAATATCAAGACGATGGTTAGATACTTTCCGTGACGATTGGTATAAAATTGTAGAAGAATATTATGCTCAAATAGAAAATTGTAATGTATACGATGCGGATGCTATTTAACGAACTAATAACAGAGCTAATTAAGTGGTTAAAAAAGATATGGTTTGACGCTAAATTAAAAGCTAGATTAGACAGAATCGAGAGAGATTATAAAATAAAATTTGAAAAAGATTTAAAGGATTCCTTTACGCCAATCTTTGAACAAAAGGAACATAAAAAAACAACAATAAAGGCGAGAAAGCTAGTCAGGGAAATGAGTTTAAGAGCTAAATGGTTAAAGAAATTTAAAGATTAATTCTTAATAATTTGCAAAGAAATTACATTGTTTTATTGAATAGGAAGAGATAGGATAATGAATACACAGAGAAATAACTTCCGATGCCCACTAGGACACTGAAGATAAATGAAAATATTATTCAGGGGAGAAGTCATGGAATCGCTGTTGAATCTTATTGTCGTAAACCCTCTCCTTTAATTCAGATATTTTTAAAGAAAATCAATGACTGAACAGAAAAGAAAACCAATAAAACCAGGACAGTTTAATCTCTCTTATATCCCAATGGATTGGCCGTTAACACCTCTGGGTAGTAACAAAGATCCTTATATAAGAGGATGGCAAAATAATCCACTCAGCAAGAGTGAGATAGAGCAAGAAATGTCTGAAGGTAACTGTAAGGCTATTGGTTTACTTGGTGGTCCTGTTTATAATCATCCTTATGGTTTAGTCTGGGTAGATATAGATGGTCCTACTGTATATAAAGCAATACAGGATATCTGTGAGTTAGCACTCGATGAAGCTTTACCTGATACTCTAACTATTTGTAGTGGTAAAGAAGGTCGAGAAAGAAAACTATATAAACTTAAAAGAGATGACCATAAACATTTCATACGTAATAAATACACTTGGCATGCGGATGCACCTAAAGAAAAACTAGAAATACTTTGGAGTAAACACCAAGGGGTTTTGATGGGTTTGCATCCAGAAACTGAAGGGTATTACACTGCTGAGAATCAAGGCTTTGAATATGTAGATAGGCTGCCAGAATTACCACAATGGTTATTAAACGCAATTATAAATAAAAATGTCAGGCAAGGAAAACCAGCTGGTCAAACTACACGAATCGTGGGTCCTGGTTTTGCAGTTAACGCTAAAATAGGATTAGAGCGAGATATGCAGTTAGCAAAAGAAGCTATGTGGGCTTTGCCTCCAGAAGCTACTGATGACTACGATATCTGGATAACGATTGGTCAGTCACTTCATGCTTTAGATGAATCTCTACTGGATGAATGGGACACATGGTCGAAGCAATCTGATAAATACCGTAGTGGAGAATGTCAAAAAAGATGGTTAGGATTTGATAAAGGTGGGGCTAGAACCCTAGGGTCTCTATTACATATTGCAAAAGAACATGGCTGGAAACCCTCTCAGGATTGGCGACAAGAAGGAATACCAGAAGCAGAGCTAGATAGACAAACAAACGAATTGAAATCTTCATACGAAACACCTATGCCTACTCATAATAAGAAAAAATTAAGAGCAAAGCCATCACTTACTATGGCTGATGCACCTTTATCTATACCAAGGGGAAGAGATCAAAAACCAAAAAACCCATCCTCAGATATAATTTCTCAAATACTTTTACAGACATACAAAGGAAATCTCAGATACAGTCAGAACCAAGATTGCTTCTTTATCTATCAATACAGAAGTGATGGACTTTGGTCAGGTGTCTCCGATACGGAAATGAAAGGAGAGGTTAAAAGAAGATTAGATTTAGTTAAAGATACATTATTACCCAGTGGGTACAGTATGAATCTAGTTAATGATATCGTAGAACAATTAAGGATATCAGTTATATTTGACGAATGGTATGAAGGAAATGACCATCTATTATTTACAAACGGAGTACTAAATGTCCACACAAAAGAACTGCTGCCATTCAACAAAGGGATGCACTTCACCCAACAATTGCCATACGACTACAAACCAGAGTCAGAATGTGAGCCAATCATCAAATGGCTTAAGCGAACCCAAGACGGAAACTGGGACAGAGTGCAAGTGCTCAGAGCATGGCTGCGAGCAGTACTCCTAAGTCATTCTGATATACAGAAATTTGTAGAGATAGTAGGTCCAGGTAAATCAGGTAAGTCTACTTACGCTAACTTGGCTCATGCACTGGTAGGAGATGATAACGCAATGATCTCCTCATTAGAGCATTTGGAGAAAAATCGTTTTGAAACAGCTAACTTATATAAGAAAAAACTATTACTATTCAATGATGTAGAAAGATATGGTGGTTCTGTATCTGTACTAAAAGCTATTACTGGTAGAGACTTAATACGTAATGAAAGAAAGTTTCAATCTGGTTCCCAAAAACCATTTAAGTTTAATGGCTTAGTAATGATCACGGCTAATGAACCTATACAGACCACTGATCCAACCTCTGGATTAGCTAGAAGAAGATTAACTATACCTTTCGATAAACCATTTCTTGGGAAGTCCGCCGATCAAAGGACATTAATAGATATGGATGATAAAGGTAAACCCTTTGGAGACTTTGCTAATCTACTGCCCGGTTTAGTTAACTGGCTATTGGATATGTCTGGCGATGATATGAGAGAGTATCTAATGGAGACAACTCAAAAAGTTAACTTCTTTGCAAAACATCATAGAGAACAAATACTTAAATCTAACCAGATTATGGATTGGATGGAGCATTGTTTAGTGTTTGATGAGAATGCTTCAGCTCCAATAGGATTAGCGAAGGGTGCACCAGCTGGATCATCTAGTGTTTATATGGCATCTGAGAAATGGCTATATGCTAGTTACTGTGAATTCTCTAGGGCATCTAATAGCAATATCTTAGGTAGAAGCAGGTTTGAAACCCTTCTAATAGATGTATGTGTTCATCAATTAGGACTTAAAGTTTACAAGATGAAGGATAGAAGAGGAGTTAGAGTTGTGAACATAGCGTGTCGTATGTCCGACCAGAGATATCTTACATATCCTTCAATTATTGAAGTAGGGCTAAACAAAGAGGAATGGGTAGATACATATGGTAGTATACTGAACCCTCCTACTTAAAAATGCACATTGGTAAACATCTGATTCTCGATTTCTATGAATGTAATGAAACATTATTAGATGATTACAACGGTCTACTAAATATCTTTGAAGAGTCCCTAATACTATGCAATGCAACTGTTTTAAATATAAGTGGTAATAAATTTGAACCTCAGGGTGTAACTTTATTAGCTTTACTAGCAGAATCACATGCTTCACTACATACCTGGCCAGAGAATAAGTATTGTGCAATGGATTTTTATACCTGTGGACCCACTGCAAGACCTGAAGAAATAATCGAATATTTATATTTAAAATTAGGTGCTAATTCTCGTTCAATAAGAACCTTTGATCGTTCTCCAAAATTGTGTATATTTAAGGAAGAATAGAACTCTTAAATGACAAGAAAACCAAAGCTTTTATGGATTGGAGATATAGTTGCAAAGACAGGATTCGCAAGAGTTACAGAAAACGTATTACCGTTTCTTAAAGATGATTTTGATATAACAGTTTTAGGAAACAATTGGTGGGGAGATCCCTCTCCATTACAGGAAACTTATACAATGTATCCTTCTTCTAATCGTTTCCAGACGGCTCCCTTTGGAGAAGACCGTATTAGAGAAATAGTAGCGAAAGTTAAACCAGATATTATATTCACAATTAATGATATGTGGATTGTCAATGCTCAATATAAACAGATAGAAGAATTTCATAAAGATAAGCAATTTAAATTTATAGGATATATTCCTATGGATTCTTACAATTGGGTTGGTTGTTTAACAGATACTGCTAACGATTGGGATGGAATTATCTCATATACCGAATTTGGAGCTAGAGAGTTCATTAAAGCTGGAATTACACAGCCAATAGCAGTAATCCCTCATGGAGTTACCGAGGGTCAGTTCTATCCAATGGACAAGAAAGAAGCAAGGAAAAAATTAAAATTAGATGAAGATTTATTTATCGTATTTAATGGAAATAGAAATCAATTCCGTAAAAGGTTGGACATAACTTGTGAGGCATTTGCCAAGTTCGCAGTTGGAAAGCCAGAGACTAGGCTGTATCTTCATATGGGAATGAAGGATCAAGGTTGGGATATCATGCCTCTATTTAGTAGGGAAATGCGTAAACAAGGATTGGATCCTAATGGGAGAATAATAATGACCACAAATACTCAAGATCCTCCAAATGTAGAGGTGGATATGCTCAACACTATATACAACGTATGTGATGTTGGAGTAAACACTTGTAAGGGCGAAGGATGGGGCTTAGTTAACTTTGAACACGCTGCATGTAAGATTGCACAGGTGGTACCCAATCACACCTCTTGTAAGGAGATATTTGAGGGTTATGGACAACTTATAGATTGTAATCATGTTGATGTCGACACCACTTTTGCTAGGGAAATGCCTTGCCCAGATGCTGATCACCTTACAAGTATCCTTAACGAACTGTATGAAGATAGAGGAAAACTCGAAGCGACAGCGGAACTCTGCCACATAAGAGCTACGGATGAACAGTTTCATTGGAAAAATATTGCATCACAATTTGGAGGAGTCTTCCAAGATACCCTTAATGGGGTAAGTCATTCAGTAATTGAGGAAGAATTAAAAACTGAAACTAAAAGAAGAAAAAATAAAAAAAGGACTATTGGAGCTGTTAAATGAAGTTAACTCTCCAGGAATTGAACATGATGAAGCACCAGTTGGAGCTGACACGTGCTTATCGAGGTCATGTATCTTTAGGTATGGAAGTTCATGAACCATGGCATGACAAGCTATATGATAAGGTTTTAGGGGAAATTAAGATACTTGAAGAGGGGAAAGATGCCGCAGAATGTGAATGTAATTGGTGTCGGAATAAGCAACAGATTGAATATGATTTAAAAGAAGAATATCTAAAAGTACATAAACCTTGGGGCTGGTACAAAGATTTGTATGTAGGTCCTAAATTTAAAGCAAAAATGTTATGTATTTATGAGGGAAAACGTTTAAGTTTACAACGACATCATTGGAGATCTGAAGTATGGACTATTGCAGCTGGATCTGGTGCAGTTTTTCTTAATGATGAATGGCATTTAGCACATCCAAAAATGACATTTGAGATTCCTGATTATTCATTACACCGTGCAAAAGCATTAAAAAGTGACCTATATATTATGGAATTACAACATGGCGATGAATTATATGAGGAAGACATAGAAAGAGTTGAAGATGACTATGGAAGAGCAGTATAATTAGACTGAGGGTTTAGGTACCCCTCTTTTGTCATAGGTTCACCTAAAAAAGTTGTTCTCCCCTTACTATCACTGGTTGGGGGAGAATTTTTTTGTTATATTTTTTACTAAAACATAGAATGAAATCTTTTTACTTTCGTCATGAACTAAATTACATATTAGAGCAAAATGTACGTTCTATTAATAGACTCATAAGACAGTAAAAAACAGCGAATAAACATTACACTATTGACAAAATGTTATTTAAGTTAAAATCAAAAAGAAATTTATCTCATTCTTAGTTTTATGTCACGTAATTATAAACCAATGCCTCCAATATGGCGGCTTAATGAACTATTTGAACTGTCAGATAACTGTCCTAATGGTTTAATTTGGAGGGTAAATAAGGCAAAAAGCAAACCAGGAGATCCAGTTGGTAAATTAAATAAAGCTACGGGATATTATATGGTCTCCGTTGACAATGAAATGTATATGGTTCATCGTATTGTTTATTATTTAAGAACCTATAGGTGCCCAGACACCCACAGTGTTCAGCATATAGGAGATACAAAAGATAATCGAACACCTTTAATTGAGACTTATAAGATACCTCCTACCAAAAAACTGTTAGCTTCTGGGTTTAAAATTTGATGGCTAATATAATAAATAACCTCGAAAGCATTAATTTTAAATATATAAAAAATGCTGATAGTGCATCTGATGAAGAACTAAATGAACAAGGATATTATCGTGGTTATCCTTGCCCCCATGGACACGAAATCAGGGAAAAAAATAATCATTGGTGCTATCACTGTGCAATAAAAATAAAAAGCAATATATGTGGCTTCGATTTAAATTATTTACACAACGATTATAAAAATAAATATTATAAATTATGGCAGAAAATAGATGTACAAGGGATTCATAACTGCTGGGAAATGGATTTAAAAGGTTTAAACACTCCAAAAAGAGTATGTTTTCCCTCTTACAGAACCTTTTATAGTAAACAAAAGTCAGAAAATGTTAATGCCCATAAAGCTATTTACCAATGTGCTTGGGGAGATGTTGGATCATTGAGTGTAACTAGAGTATGTGGCAACCCTTTCTGTGGTAATCCCTTACATATGGTCTCTAGTTGGAACAAAGGACACCCTCCCAACGATATGCAGCCTTTTCATATTGAATTCGATGCTGAAAAACTAATGAGAATACATGCAGCTCGAACTATGAATAGAGAACAAGAAGTAATACAAGAAAAATATAAGGCAACCATAACTCATCCATCTCTAGTAAAGGCTGCTCCAGATTATGATGAAGGGTAGGTATATCAGCAAATAGTGGCACGTAATCAATTAGTACAAAGACAAAGAACTGTTAAAGACCCTTTACCAATAGGTTCTTTTGTACAAACATCTATCCGATATTTGAGAGGTAAGCTAGGTCCTACACATAAAGTAAATGCTGGAGGATACGGAGGAGGTACATTTAATCATTGGTTCAAAGTAAAATTAGAAACGGCTGGATGGATAATAATTGCTAATGGGTCAGTAAAACCTAAATTTATAAAAGTATCTGCTTACGATTTAAATAAAAATCCTATAGAAGGAAGATCAATATTTCAGGCAGACAGTATTGATCAATTCAGCACAATTGATGGATCTAGACAATATCCTTATTTAGGTACCATACAAGGAGCACAATCGGATACATACAATACCTTTGATACAAGGAGATTAGATAAAGGAGATGATAGATATTTCGCTCTACCTGTAGGGGAATATTTAATCTGTATTTCTAGTGTCAGAAATGAACCAGTGGACTATGCTGTGGGTGTAGTAATAGAAATTTCAGATCCCTTCCCTGTAATACTTACGGAAGACTTCTCTCGACTTATCTATGAAGATGAGCCTGACGATGATGGAGATGATGCAATCATATGTGATACAACTCCAAACTTCACTGGAGATGACACACATGATCACTCATTATCTGAATGGAAGACAGCATGGGCTAGGGAAAGACAGCCTGGAGAACCCTTCCCAGCATTTTTAGCAGAATACACTACCACAGAGTAAAAAATGAACACTCGAAAACTCTATAACTTGTTTTTAGATGATAAAGCTAAAGCTTTTTCTAAATGTAAAGCAAAAAGTAACTTAACAACAAAGTTTAAAGACACCTGCGAAGAGTTCCCTTATCTAACACAATGTAAAGTTTATGACCTCTAAGCTAAAAAGGAAGACGAAAATTGTAACTACTAAGTTACAAACCGGTGATATCTTCAAATTAGTAGGCATTCCACATAAATTTAATAACGGATACATATGGATAACAGGTATGGCTGTTTCTAAAAGTACTAGGGCTCTAAATGACTGGATGAAACGTAGAAACAAGAGAAAGAATGTTATTAGACTGAATACCTTACCTCCAAAGAAAAGGAATTACAAAACCTTTTGGATAGCGGTCAATGTGATTAAAGAATGGATAAATGAAATACCTGAGGGGGACTCTCTAACTCTTAGGTGTGAAGGCGTAAATTCAGAACAGTTATTCAGAATATATACAAAGTGGTTTGAAAAACATGAGAATATCCCATGGGTAGTATCCGAAAAGCACAGATCCTTTTTCTTTTACAAGAAAAGGAATTAGAATAAAGGATATCAACCACATAAAACAATGATTTTTTTAATCAAACCAATATTAATAAAATTCGCCACTTCAGAACCAGTGAAGAAATTAATAATAGAATTACTAGAAAAGTTAGTTGAGTCCACCGATACAGAGCTTGATAATGCAGCTCTAAACATAGTCAAAAAAGGACTAGGTTATACGGTTACAAAGAAGTAATAGCTTAGACTTAGGGAAGAATTATGTCAGTAAATGGAAGCAGACAAAAAGAAAGAAGACCCAAAAAAGAAGGGAGTTCTCGGAAAACTTAAAGACAATTTAGATGACAAGGAAGAGCAATTAGCTTTTATCTCAGTCATAGTAAGGCTTGTGGTAGTTGGATGGTCCGGATTTATCGTCAGCCTAAACTACATATCTATACCTGGTTATGCGAATGAGCCCAAGGATATCACGTTCCCGGCTTCGATTCTGACGGGGGTCCTTAGTTCTTTCGGCGTGGAGGCGGCACGTAAAAGAGGAGATGGCACTATGAAAATGGATAAAAATCAGACTTCAGGTTTTAATAAGGCGGATTTTGAAAAGCTGATAGAAAAAGCAGCTCAGACTGCTCCTACTCAGATCTTGCGTATCGAACAAGCTCCTATTAAGATTGTTACAGAGGTCTCTGACAAAGATAATGTATCGAAGGCATGAACGTAAGTGGGGAACTATTATATTAGTCTCCCTATTAGGTTTATCAAATGTGGGTTTAGCAACAAATTTAATAACGAAAAGTAAGTTCCCAACAATGAACATACCCGTGGGTCCTTACACTTCTTATCGTGTAGTTGCAAGCAAAGACGGATATACTATTTCTTATAGAGCAAACGATCCAAAGAAATTTAAAGCTCACAAAAGAAGTTCCACTCCCAAAGGGGTATTTGGTGGTAAGACAGAGGAAATAGATTTATATGAAGAGCATACTTTTCTTGATACACCTTCTTCCAAAAATGGAGAAGGAATAACCGATGAAATGATTGCTTGTATAAAAACTCAGGGAGCTGGAGAATCCACAGGTAGGTTAATTGGCACATCTATTGGGACTCAAGCTGCACCGGCTGTATCCCAAATACCTATAGTAGGCTGGCTTGCCACTGGCTGGATAGCGATGTTCGGAGGAAATAAAGGAGCCGAAGTCGGCGGAGAGATAGCTACGTCCTTTAATGATTGTTGATTATGTTTGTTAAAGAACTCACTCTAGTAACAGGAGGCTTTGACCCTATACACAGTGGTCATATTGAGTATTTCAAAGAAGCAAGTAAGTTATCTCAGTGTTTAGTTATAGGATTGAACAGTGATACATGGCTTATAGATAAGAAAAAACAAGCTTTCCAGGATTGGGATGAAAGGTGCAACATCATTAAACATTTAAATATGGTATCAATGGTTATTGATTGGGATGATTCTGATAAAACAGCATGCGGGGCTATAGAGAAATGTTTAACAATTGCAGATAGGGTTATATTTGCAAACGGAGGAGACAGAATAAATGGTAACACCCCAGAACTAGATGCTTACGCAAACAATAACAGAGTTACTTTTAGATGGGGAGTAGGTGGAGACTATAAAATAAACAGTAGTTCTTGGCTTTTAAATAACTATTACAAAGATCGAGCGATGATAGACTTTAAGTAATACTTGTTTATAAAATAAAATGTTGAAGTACTTATCACTATTAATATTACTTCTTTTCCCTACGTCAATTAGAGCTAATATTTATCACACTATCAGCAGCTCAGTACAGCTAGATGTGCATGCGGCTGGAACTCATGCGGACCGGATCGGAAATTCATATAGTATTTCTGGAACAGGGGTCAATACTACAGATGGCACAACAGCGGGCTCGGTGGGAGGACTAGGAGCAGCCACTAACGGCGTGAATGCTTATACAGCAATTACAGGTTCTCAGCTTACTGCCGGAGATGCCTTCAGTTTCAGTTCTAGCTATACCGCTGGTGATACTGTAGCTACAACTTTAACGGTGGGCGAGGTCAGCCCATTTGGAGACCTTACAAGTAACACAGCCGGGGTAGCAGGGGCACTTGCAGGCACAATCGATACGAAAAACGATCTAACAATAGTTGCGGGGGGAGCTGGTACTAGCGTAACTGGTCAATTTGTAGTGGGACTTACTCTAGACTAGTGAAACGGCTCTTATTGCTGTTCTTATTAATACCCTTTCCGCTGAAATCCCAGCCTATTACTGGTGCCTTCTCTACTGGCACTATGAATTCCACTACTACGACAGTTACAAAAATAGTCGAGCAGGTGGTGTCAAAGGATTATAATTCAGGCTATAGTTACAGTATAGCCGGTACGGGAATCGAAATGACCGAGTCCGGAGGTATAGTTCCAAACTCAAAAGAAACTACAGGAACAGCAGATGGGGTTAGTTACAGATGGACGGGATTAGATTTCTCTACCAAAGCTTCGTGGAGGCAGTCGGAAAACGGTGCCGCCTTTCAGCTAACAGAGAGCTATACTCCTCCAGGTCTTTCCAACGTGACCACCATAAACAGAGAAATGACCGTGGAAAGCGTGACTGTCACTCAATCCATATTTCAAAAATAGCCTTAGTCCTATTACTATCCCCTACATCAGTACTAGCTAATGCTGTCAGTCAATCAAATTCCGGAAGTATCACGAATCAAAATTATAATGTCAACAACGGAAATTTTCATACCAACCAGTACGGCGGAAATATAGTCTGTCAGGGACCAATGATGAACATTACTCCCTACACCTCTTTCAATGTGAACTACGCCAAACCATTTGAACATTTTTATGAAACACCTTTCTATGATCCGACGGATAATGTAGGTGCTTTTGATGCAGATGGTAATGCTATAGGGGATGGGACACCTGACAATCCCGGTAGAATACTCTTCTACCAAAAGAACTATTCCGGTACTAATAAAGATTCTTATGGAATTGGAACAGGCATAACTTTAAACATATCCATTCCATTGGATAGATCATTTCAGAAAAGATGTAAGTCAGCTGTAGATACACAAATAGGTATTCAAAATCAGAAACTTAAGAACCTTGAGCTTGAGTGGCATGTCGCTCGGATAAAGCACTGCGGGGAATTGAAGCAACAGGGCATCCAAGTAACTAGGGACTCTGTTTTCTTTTCCGTTTGTCAAGACGTCTATTTAACTCCACGTCCTAATCAGATTGAGAAGCATTATCATTCTCTTTCTTCTTCCGAGAAGAAGTAATTTTCTTTACAATATTTTTCGTAATTCCTTTTATTAAATTAATTATTGCAGGTGACCCTGCGGCTATGCTTGCTATCACTACTGTATTTAAGATCAAGGTAGGTTCTGGAAGCCACTGATCACGATATACTACATCCTCCCAAACCACTAAGCATTCACTCTTGTCCTCGTTATATACAAACGATTTAACTCGTTCCATACGCTTCTCATTAGCCCACGAGCCTACTCTTAATTTTGAATTAGGATCAGGACAAGGAGGGAAGAAGGTTTTCTCTTCTTTCTTTGGAGGAAGATTTGATCTTATATCTTCTCTTAGTATTGGCTGTTCTTCTTTCTCCTTCTCTTTTTTTGGTGTATCATAAATTACACGAGCAGGGTCATATTCGATATCGTCTATCTCTGCTACCTCTCCCCATGGGCAGCTCCAAAAACTTCCGTTAGGATCTACATTTACAAGATTAGAATTTTCATTGGCATCCCGATGCGTTTTATAACATCCTGGTAACAATAAAGAAGGTGTATCAAAAGAAGGATTATTAACAAAACCATTAAATACACTAACAGGAGGTATTATCTCTACAGGAATATTAGGTACGGATATATCCGGAATAGATATATCTGGGATACTCATTAGAAAGGAATGGAAACTCCTGTCTTACTAGGAAGCTTATCTTCTATAGCGTTTGGAAGAACTTGCTGAATATCTCCCATCAATTTATTTTTTATAAGTCTTTCCAGATTACCACTGGTTGCATATTTATAAGCATAGAAACCTCCGCCAAGAATTCCTAATAAACCAAGGGTGTTAAGAAAAACTAGTGCTGTAATTATTTTCTTGATCATTATGTATTAATAACTTTTGTTCTAATTATAGGTTTTACATATCCTAATGCAAGTCCAAGTCAGTCTTGTCTTCCTTTACTCTAAACACTAACAACTCATCTCCCTCTTTTATATCTTTAATTTCTGGATGTATAGTGCGTTTGGGCTTATCTAGGTCTTTAAAAACTAAGTCCATAGATTTATACATGAAAGCAAAAGCAGTCCCAGCTAGAAGAGAAAAACAAAAGAAATAAATCAGTTCTACAAAGTTCATTAAGTTATAGTGGTATCTTGATTATTTAACATATATGATACCGTGATGTCTATAACAGCACTAGTACTTCCATAAGCTTTTATTACATCGTCAGGTTCAATTATTAATTTATTACCACTCATAAATTCTACGGAAGATTGTGCTGGTACTACGCCAGAAGTTACTAAAGATGTGGGTAGACCACCCTGAGACAGATCGACTCCTCCCTTAAATAAGGTAACAGTTACGTTCTGTGTACTAGCATGAGTATTAGAAGCTAAGATACTTAAAACAACTCCATAAGTAGACGCAGGTATACCACTAGAGTTTGTAGAGCCTGTAATTATCGCCTGTTGTAAATTAGCGTTGGAATTATCTGTAATATTTGCTCTACAGACTGAAATAAAACGAGCCATCTATTTATAAAACCTAATCAATATTTATTCTATTTTATGAGGAGTTAACCTAGAGCAATTGCAAAAACCATTGCACTGTTATCAGTGAAGGTCTGAGTAGCAACTGTGTCTCCACTCATTTTAATGGTTCCACCAGTGATTGTGGTGCCTGTAATATTTGTCGCTGTTGCATTAGTAAATAGAGCGTGAGTTCCTGTGACCGTCACTCCTGACACAATACCTTTACCTTCTACAGTTCCAGTAACTGTTAAATCCCCACCTACTCCTAAATCGTCAGTTATATCTAAATCGTCAGTAACAGTAAGATCTACAGCATTAATATTAGTAAAGTTTGCGACTGTACCAGTTACTGTGGTTCCTGTAATGTTTGTAGCAGTTACGTTTGTAAATAAGGCACTGGTTCCTGTAACTGTAGTACCAGTGATATTAGTAACAGTCGCATTCGTAAATAATGCATGAGTACCTGTGACAGTTACTCCAGATATAGTCCCTTTACCTTCTATAGTTCCTGTAACTGTGGTATCTCCACTAACAGTGCCACCTGTTCTAGGTAAGTAATAAACATTTAAATATGCTTTTGTACCTGATATTGTTAACTTTTTATTTTTTAACCCAGGATCAGGCTCAGATACATTAACAACCGTCAATAGATCATCTTCTGCTAATAAGAGACCTGCTTGTTCCTGTAATTCACTAATTCTACGATTTGCCACGACCTAATTCTTAGTTAACACTTTATTAACTAATTATAGATCTAGTATTCTGACGATTACTGTACTTTAATTTCTACTCTAGGTAGGAAATCTGTTACTACCTTCCATCCAAATTGCACCCCAGTTACTAACAAACAAGAAACTACTAATAGTAAAACAATCTCTGCAATCGTTAGGTTTCTTTTAACATAAACTACCTTCTGATTAGGAGGATTAAATGTTAATTGTTCTCTATTTATTGGCGGCATTTGTGCTAAAGTTTGTTGTATAGCCAGCTCTTTGGCACGAGCTTTCATTCCAGCTAATTGTTCAGGAGTTATCTGTGGAATTCCTGGTTGTTGACTTGGTGGTACCTGCTCTTCCATTGATGCAAATTGTTTACTTTTACATTAGCATTTAATTAAGAGTAATGAAACTATGAATACAGGATTACGCAAAGGTTTAGAAGATATAGCGTGGGAATTAAAAGGAATAAAAAACATTTTATCTTCCATGTGGCACAGTCGTTATGAGGACGGAATTACGGATTCCTTAAATCCTCAGGCTTTTGCTGATGAATATATTAGTACCGAAGAATGCTCTCGTAGACTAGGAGTTTCAGATCAGACTCTTCGTAATTGGATGGCTTTAGGCAGAAAACATCCAGATAAAGGATGGGTAGAAGGAATACATTACGTTAATGCGTCCCCAGATCCGGGCAGAAAGGCTTTAATTAGGATACCTTGGAATAAATTAGTACAATCATTCGTAAAAAATAAGAAGTTTACATCTCAGGATTACAGGAAAAAAGCTTCACCTATGTATGTAACAACTAGCACTGGAAAGTTAACATGATTGCTCATAGATTCATTAATATCGATATATCAAAAGTTACTATACAAAATTATAAAGAAACATTATCAGAATCACTAAGCTTACAGGTAGAAATATTTATTCCTCCAGAAGGTTCTTTTGATGATGATTGTTTAAAAAGGTATTTGGAAAATGTAAAAAATTACGAGCAAGAAGATGCTAACTCTAATATGACATTAGCGAACAGATTACGTATTGCTTTTAAAGACATGAATGCAGATACTATATGTGGTAAATTTCCAAAAGCTGAACTCCCTTTAAAAAGACGATTACGTTGTGTAGCTGAATATTTAATTAGGTCAGGAGAGTTCAATAAAGTAAGAGATAAGGATGGCAAACTAGTAAAAAAGCGTGGTATTTTAGGAAAAATGGTTGTGCTTTATCAACCAATGCCTAAATTACTTGAATCTTTATCTAAACAAGGACTATTAAAGAAATGAACAGAAGAGAACGATTAATTGCCTCTGTGATTGGGGAAGACATGGATCCACAAAAGGCTGCCTTTTTAGATACAACTATTAAATTTATACTGGCTGATCAAGGACAACAATATTTAAAATTCTGGGATCTTAAAGGTCCTGGAGTTATGCGTTTAAATGCCACACAAGAAACAGACTCTTGGTGCACATTACAGGATTTACAAGATGATATACGTCTATGTGAATCCGTAAATAATGACGACTTGAGTGAAAGTTTGAAAAGGATCCTGAATAGAGCACAGAAAATTGATCCTAAAAAGATGGCGGGTTATATGATTCTAGACAAAGCTGGGATTAGATATATAGAAATAGATTATGAAAACATGGAAACAGTAGATGCTTCTCCCTGTTCTCTTAACTAATGGCTATACATGATGTTAAAAAACATAATGAAGATTTAGAATTAATTACTAATTATGATTTAGTATCTGCTGCACATGCATTATTAGAGGGTATCGATCTAGATGTGGCTAGTTCCCGTGTAGCAAACGATTATGTAGAAGCTAATAATTTCTTTACTCCCAGTGATGATGGCTTGAATTGTCAGCAATGGTTTGGAAGTGTTTATTTATTTCCTCCTAGTGGAGCATATTTCTGGGATAAAAAAAATGAGAAATGGAAAATGACTCGTGCCTCTTCACCTTCATTAACATCTTCTCATGCTGTATGGTTTCGTAAATTATATAAAGCATGGTTAGCTAAAGAAATAAAACAAGGATTATATTTTACTAACTGTCCCGACATGATTAGATACGAACAAAAGATATTTGACTTCCCTATTTGTATATTAAAAACTGCACCTTCGTTAATAAAAAATACAAGTAAAGGTATTGGTACACATAAAACTTGCACGTCTTTATTGGTATATTTACCTCCGATACAAAACTCTACAAAAATGATAGAAAAGTTTATAGATATTTATGATGAAAAAGGTAGACTCCTTTGTTAGATTAGATATACTCGAAGAACACAAAAGAAGCATTATGAGTATCTTATCTGATTGGGAAATTAAGCATCTTGTTGAAAAAGAAAACATGATAGAACCCTTTGTAGCAAAGGAAGTTAAGGAAATTAATGGTAAGAGAACTCTGAGTTATGGTTTAAGTTCTTATGGATATGATATAAGACTATCTGAAGAGAAATGTTCACTGTTTGGAGGTACACAAACAGGTATGTGTGACCCTAAAGATTTTGATTTCGAGATATTGAAATCTACCACACTAAATGAAGATGAAAGAGGTAAATACTTCTTATTACCACCTTTTGGATATTGCTTATGTAGAGCAGAAGAAAAGATAAAACTACCAAAAGATATAACAGTCGTTGCTGTCGGTAAATCTAGTTATGCAAGATCAGGAATATTATGTAATATCACACCGGCTGAAAGTGGATGGGAAGGTTATTTAACATTACAAATAACCAATTGTACTTCCTTATTTAATAGAATTTATGCAAATGAAGGAATTACGCAGTTACAATTTTATAGAGGAAATCCCTGTGATATTGACTATCCTCAAAGAAAAAGCAGTAGAAAAATAAAAAAAGAGATTGCTAAAGTCTAATTACATATAGAAAGGCTTACCAAATTGAGGTTGTGGTTTACCTGCATATTTAGTAGAGCCAGCTCCTGGACCTCCGAAATTACGTCCTCTGAGACTTGGTAATTCGGTTCCCTCTAAATCTGCTTTACCTATAGGTGTTCTACCTCCTACACTTGGTTCTGCAAACCCTCTCTCTTGTCTATATTTACCAGCGGCACGGGAAGCTTTGAAAAATCTGCTTATACGCTTTTGCTGTTTATTACTACCTGCCACATCCCCTCTCTCATCCATCTCTAAACGACGTAGATCGACGTCATATGCTTGTTCAGGGTTTATATCAGATATATCGGCTCCAGACGTTCCTGAGTCTTGTCTAGGGTCGTATGTAGTGTCGTAGAATCTTGCCATGATAATATTGTAGGAGAAAGAAATCATCCTACAAAACAATGCTTGGTGCTAATAATTTCTTAGGAGACTTTGTTAAAGACGAATTGAAGTGTAGAGGTTTGTCTATAGAGGATTTTGGTGCTCCAATAAATAATGAAAATAATGACGTTCCTTTGTATGATATGTATAACAGAGGATTAGCAGCATGTGGACAAGGAATGAACAGAACAAACCTAGGACAGAGACCGGGACTGACAGGTTATATACCATCGATGGAAGAGGGGATGAGACAGGGAGCCTCTGTGAAACCGAAAACCCTCTTAATGGTATTAGACTCTCCGAATTCCAAGACGAAAAAATAGATAAAACAATGGAAGAATGTACTGATGGATTTTGTCCTATGCCATCTACTGGTCAACCTTTACATTTTTTTGATCCTGTAGATAAACCAATTCACTACGCAGCAGGTTCTGTAGAGTGTATAGCTGCAATAGAAGCTCAACTTACGCCAGAAGAGTTCCGTGGTTATTTAAAGGGTAATGTAGCTAAATATATGTGGCGTGAACGAAAAAAAGGTGGCAAAGAATCCCTGAAGAAAGCCAGATGGTATTTGAATAAACTGATTGAATTAGAGAGCTAAAGGCTCATCCCCATCATCTTCATCAAACTCTTCATTCATAGCTTCTTGAGCTTTAGTAGCTAAATCAAGCAATTCAACATCTGTAGGAACATCAAAATTAATGTCCACATTCTCTTCCGCCATCATAGATTTGAGTGCATATATTTCCATCAGACGCTGATGAAACAAAGATAACAACGCAACATAAAGTTGATCCCATGTCATGTCTTTTGCTCTCATCTCAGCTTTCCTCATAGAAAACTGATGCTCTAACGGCAGTTGGAATGCTTTAGGTTCAACTGAATTTTCCATTAGTTGTTACTATTTTATAATCCTATTCTACGACTATCTATCAAAATCACCATAGGTTCTCTCATAATATGTATCTAATTTCACTTCTGGAGAGACTCTTTTTGAATGATCTATATAGTCATTCATGAATTCAGTTAGAATATAAGGATTTATTTTCTTCTCTAGTTTTATCAAAGCCTCTATCTGACAAGGAAAAGCCTGATAACTATTCGCCGCTAATAATAAAACCCCTGGAAAGGGAACTTCAGTTACATCTATTTCTCCCACAAATAAATTTGTTTCTTCTTTCCTTCTTTCCAATAAATGTCCTAATGCTCTATGTTTTTCGTTATAAATCCATCTATTCATTTCTTCCGCCGCAGAGTGATACCGTTGTCCTTCTATATGATCAATGATGGTGCTGTATAGAAATGGTTTCCATCCTATTGAGTGTATGAAAGATATCAAAGCATTTTTCATTGATTGGTCTATTTTCAAATTCTGTTTATCCAGCTCTTCCTCAATTAGATGTATTTCATATAATAAATATTCCAAAGCTTTCTGCTTCGTTACACAGTGTCCTGATTTTACTGGAGAACCATCAGGGTAGAACTGCGTTCCATAACCAAGAGTATAAGGATGCTTTCCAGTGACTGGATCCTCGACGGCTTTTTCTTTATATCCTTCGTATCGACAAATAATGTTAATTGCTTTAGTAAAATCTGCCATACAAAGTAATAACTATCTACTATTAATCATACCTAACTTTATTACCATTTCACCTTATGAGACCAATATCTAGCAGAGAATATATCGGGTTTTGCATCCTGAGCATTATGTCTAGCGTAGTAAGATTTCTTACGAGCTTTATCTTTAGCTGTTTTAGGATTTTTACCTGCTCCTTTAACCCCTTGTTGTCCAAATCTTATGATCTTTTCTTTTCCATCTTTACATGCTTTTACTACATGCGATTTAGTGGGATGCTTAGGTGTTTTTTTAGGTTTATTACACGCCATCTTATCTTTCGCAAGTTTTGCGGCTGATGCTGCTTTTTTATACTTACTAGACATTACTTAGTTAAAAGAAACCTGAAAAACCTGGAATACTCATTGATTGATAAGAATCTAGAAAACTACTTCCTTTTTTCTTGACATCCTCTTCCTCATCATAATCTAGGTTATTTGGTAGGTTAAACGAGAAAATACTATCCTCTTTTTCTTCTTCATCTTCATCATCTTCTTTCTTCTCTCCAAATAAACTAGCAGTGTTACCTTCAAATCTACTTATAGCTTCAAAAGCACCTAAAGGATTCTTTAAATCCTCATTCGATAAACCGAAGACCTCTCCTATCGGTTTATTACTACTTAAATCGGATAATAGTTTCTGTTGTTCTGGATCAATATCTGGAAATACCTCTTCATAAAATTCTTCTTCAGTACCCTCATATCCAGCATTTTGAAATGTTTTGAATAATTGTGTATCTGATTTAAGTTTAGCGTCTGTCTTATAATCCTCCTCTCTTTGTATATATGTAACTCCAAGTAATTCTTGAGTAGGTTTTTCACGTTTTTCATTCAAATATTTTATTTGTGCTCTCATGTCTGCTGCACTGCCAGTTCTAAAAGTCTCTGCTATGTAGTCTTTTAACTCATCTACACTACCTTTAAAATCTTCTAACCCGATTTCTTTTAATGCATATTCCCATTCATCTGCATTTTTTAAAGGGTCTAACCCTGCTAATATGTCATCCGCATATTCATCAGGTTTGATAAATTCACCGAAAACATCCGATAAACGCACAGATTCATCTTCCAGTTTTGGAATTATATTTTCGTATATATGTTGTTTGACTAAACCTGGATTAATAATATCTTCGGCACCATCGAATTTTTTATCATTTCCATTAGCATCTTTATTGAATTGTCCTTTTACTTGATAATGAAATCTAGCAAACTGATCTTTTTCACTAATATTAGCTCCATATTCATAAATTTTTTCTGCCCATGTTCCTAAAGCTGGGTTATTTGGATCAACTAACTGGTTGGGATTGTTTTTTGCAGCTTCCCAATCAGCACTAACTGTTTGCTTTTGTTTTGCATAATGTGCTTCTAAAGCTTTATCTCTTCCAGCCCCTCGAGGATTGAAATAGAAATCACTATCAAAGGGTCTGTCTTGACTTATTTTCTGAATGTCTTCTAGATATTTTTTAGCTTGTGCTGATCCCAAGGATTGAACAGCATTCAACATGGTCTGTGTTTGGAAAGGGTTCTGCTCTGTTGTACGTACATCTAAATATTCTACAAATTCATTCATAGATCTAGACTCATCAAATCTTGGTTTCAAATAATCATTAATATATTTTTCTGCAAAAGAACGTTGTATTTCAATTTCTTGTTCTGCCGCCTCCTCTGCCTCTCCCACTTCAAAACCTATAGTTATGTAATTATCTTTAGATTCTGTATAGGCTTTTGAAAGAGAATCATCAAACCATTTCTGCCAGTTATAGACTACGTTATTAGATACGCCTGTTACTCCGCTTAATTGTTTTTCCAGAGTTTTTTTATCAAACCCAGAATCTTTTCCTAAGAAAGGTAAATATCCTCCTATACCTGAATCTCCTAGTAAGCTATCTGCAAGACTACTGTTAACATCCATTATTTCCCCAAAAGTTCCAAACTCTCCCATTAAAGCTAATTCTTGTTCTTTAGCCTTTGCTTTTTTTAATTCATTAATAGTATCTTTTAAAACGTTCTGAGTTAATGCTCCAAATTTCTTTGTCTGTAAAATAGCTTCTTCACCAACGACTCCTGTTATGACATCTTCTAATTCTGTGATATATGCACCCTCTTCTTTTAGCAGATTAAAAGCAGCTTTATCATCTTCATTCTGAGATTGTTGGAATATTAATAAAAATTCATCTGGATTGTCAATATTAAAAGTCGTACCAGCACTCTCGACAAATCTGTTAGCTGTTCCATCAGCCTTAGCTTTTTTAGCTTCTTCATATGCATCTTTTATATATTTAACACTATTTATCATTTCTTCTGGATTATCGGGCTCTTCATCATCTATACCTGAAATATTCAACATCTTGTCTCTATAAAATTGAATTTCTGCTTCAGTAGGAGCTTCCTCATTATATTTATCTGCTAAATCTGCTATCTTGGCTGCATTACCTCTTATGTTCCCACCAGGTTCTTTTGCTTGTCCATATCTCCATAGATAATATCCTCTTTCAGCATCTACCCCTGGTGTGCCATATCTTTCAGTAATGTCTATATCATCATCAGCTACAGCCTGATTCCAGTTCTCTTCTTCCGTAGGACCCTGATATTTTAATTGTTGCGTTTTATAGTATTCAGGATCAAAGTCTCCTACTGGAGGTTTACCTTTTGTATTTGCATATCCTAATTCTTGACCATATCCAAAATCAAACTTTTCTAATTTCTCACCTCTGTAAAAATCTTTAAATACAGACTCTACATCTCCTAATATCTTATTAGCGTTTTCTTCACTAATCCCCTGATTAATAACCATTCTGTCTTTCATGGCTCTAATCTTATCTCTTTGATCGGTATAATCAGCTCCCCTAGTTTGAGTGGCAATATCTATTGCGTCTTTATATGCTGTCTCTTTAACCCTTAAATTACGGTTATATTGCTTGTTAAAGTCATTTATTTTTTTTGCATACTCATTAAATATTGGATTAAATTCATTATATAATTGAACATTATTATTATTATCATTGACTGTATTCATATTGTTTATCATTGCCTCTTTTGTCCCAGAAGGCACACCACGTTTTGCAAAGAAATAACCCCCTTTGTTGTAATTTTTATTTCCTTTATTATTTAAATGTCTTGTATCAGCCCAGTCTTGAAGAACGTACGCATCGTCCTCATCAAGTGTGAAAAGAAAATCACCTTCTCTAGCAAGGACATCATTGATTCTCGCATTTATCATAGTTGATCTGTCCTTAACGTCGTGTTGACTCATATCCCGTGGATTCTTATGTCCGCTTTTAAATCCCGATCCGCCTTCTTTACTAATAATATCCGTAACATCTATAACCCAAGTAAAAGTTTCTTTTTTACCTAGGCGAGTGTCTCCATCATCATTTATCTCGTACTCTACATTTACAGTACTTGATGGAATACCTTTAGGACTGGTAGCTAGATCATCTGAAGATGTTATGAAACCGTGAACTTTATCTCCAAAATTATACTGCCTACCGTCACTTGCTATCCCGGCCTCCCGATTTCCATTAATATATCTATAAATGCGATCACCAGTGTCAATTCTAGACATCTCGTATTTAACAAAAACACGGGCATTGGCAGCATTTTCTGGTAAGTTCTCATTAAATTGATTTTCATTCAAATCATCAGGCATGTCATATTCCATTTCCCCAGTAGAAGGATTATATTTAATATTATTCTCAACAAAAGAATTAGGTAAACTCTTAGATGCTTCTAAGGAATTCTTATAATTTTGTAAACTTTGTTCTAACTGTGCTCTAGATATTCGAGCCATTCTAATTACTTACCTACGTATATATTATTATATCTTTTACATCATCAGTCATCCATGCTTTTATAGCTTCTAGTTTAGAAGAACAAAAATACTCTTTAGTTCTAAACCAATCTTCCATGTTCTGGCTTCCTTTATCTGCATTACATCTTCTACATGCAGGTACTAAGTTGTATCGATTATTAGATCCGGATTTAAATTTTGGAACTATGTGGTCAAGAGATGTAGCCGTTTCCTCACAATAGCCACATTTGTGGTTCCAGGCTTCGTATATTGATTGTCTATATCGTCGTTTTGCTAGTCGTGGAGAGAGTTCTAAGAGCAGGGTTAAGGGTTCCTGTTCATCTCTAAACATACTAATTATTGTCGTTATCTTAGTCTAATACCACCTATTCTGAAGGAGATGATTAAGAAAACCTTAACTAAATTGGACACCATAGGTGGTGGCGTTACCGTGTGGGAGTACTACATACAGTGTCCATGTCAAACAATTCAGAGTGGGTTACCGCCCGCAAAGCAATTCAAATTCTTGGAATAGATAGGAAAACTTTATTCAAATATAGAGATGATGGAACTCTAAGATTAGGTCCACATTATTTAGCTTTTGAAAATTGTTTCTCTCGTGACGACTACAAATACAATATTGAAAAAGTAAAAGAAGAATTAGAAAAGAAAAATCTACTTCCTCTTAAATTCATTGATTCACTTGCATCTTGAAAGTTCAATTCAAAGTAAAAAGCCCAGTAAAACTACTGGGCTATTTTTATGCCATTTGATATAAACCAACCGCAAAAGTTAGGATAGAACCCCATCCAATAATCTTAGGTATGTATCTAATTGATATTGGGCGTTTATATACTTCCATGACATCGTGGTAGGACTGTGACATGGCATCGCTCATTAGAAGATACCGAAGAACATATGTCCTGTAAGAAGGTCACTTGTTGCTGCTGCAACTAGACCGAGCATGGCTAATCTGCCATTCCATTTTTCAGCCCAGACTTTCTGAGACTCTAAATTTTTGTTTTTCATTAGAATATACCGGGAATAATTTGACCTGTAGTTACGTATGCACCGAGAAGAGCAATAAAACCTATCATTGCCCATCTTCCGTTTACTTTTTCTGCATCTTCTGGATAGCTAGTATAATTAGTATCCACAAGTACTGCTGGTTCAGTAGGAAAAATATTTTGCCTACCACCGCTTTCTGTGATTTGAGTCATTTTAAAATTAAAGTTACAAATTAAAATATACCTGGAATGATCTGTCCAGTTGTTGCATATGCACCGAGAGCTGCGACAAAACCTAGCATTGCTGCCCATCCATTAAATCTTTCTGCTTCAGGAGTCATTGTTAAGTAATATTAAGTTACTTTAATAAACTACCATATATACACCGTATTTATGCCTAGTTTAAGCATTCCAATACTTTGCAATTTCAGGAATAATATTTACGTCTAATCCCATAAACGGAGGAACAATTCCTAACACTCTAAAAAGTCCATCTACAAATGCACCCATAAAGACGAATCCTAAAGACATGCTGACCATAGTTGCATTTCTATTGTGCTGATTTATTGCAACAGCAATAGATTCATCAATTAAAGCTTGTACTTCTTCAGGAGTCATGGTTCTAAAAGGTTTTAATTATTGTATAGAAGGTAAATAAAAAGAAAAGCCCCTCGTCAGGAGAGGGGCACATTTTAAATTAAATTAAGGTAATTGTACTTAACCAATAGCTGGA